TCTACTAAAAGAGGTTCTGCTTGAGGTAGTTCAAACTCTAATGCATTGTCTATTATAAAATCCAAGTCTTCGTAAAATTTATCACAATGATTTGGTACTAGCAGAGCAGATGATTTTTCTATTTCTCCTAACTTAATAGACTCTGCCTTTCTAGCAGATGATACAAAATCGTGACACATACCACATTTTAAATTACATAAGTTACCACCTAATGATATCAGCATAGGTGATTCAAAAAAAGTGGGTTCACAGTCTTCTTCGATTATTCTTTCTAATTCTTTTTTCTTATGACTAAACTCATTATTAAATCTTTCTATACTTGTTTGTCTTAACGATTTTAAACCATTTTTTTCTGTGTGTACACACGCTTTACACATATCTGGTTGTTCGCCTTTTCTAAATGCCTCTCGCACTTCACTCATATAATTACTTCTATAGTAATCACTAAAAGAATCTGTTCTAACATTTTTTAAATCTTTTTTAGTTAGTAACTCTTCCCAATCTTTATCTGTAGATAATCTTTCTTCAAAATGCGTCATGCAACAAGGTTGCCAAACACCGTACGGGTCTGTTGAAACATTTGCAAATGGTTGAGGACATATCCACTTATAGTCTTCTAACCTTTTAGTCATGCATAATATCTTCCCACCTTTTCATAAGAGAAGATTCAAAATCTACAAGTTTTTCTTTCTGCCAAGGTGTGATTGCTAATTCTTTTGCTTTGTTTATAAAGTATAAAGGATCCATTTTATCTGTAGAAACATAATTGTCTAAATTAAATATAGAACCTTTAAATATAGTTTTCTTTGTGTGTTTCTTCATCAATACAAATAAGTTGTAGAATGAAAAAAGTCTTTGAAATATATCATAGTAATAAGTTTCTGCTTCATATGAAAATATATTACTAACATGGAACAAACAAACTTTATCTTTCGTTAGTTCATTGATAAACTTTTTATGAAATGTTTCTGTTAGTAAATTGCCTCTTAAAAAGTCTAAATTCTTTGAACATACTTCATCAAAGAATGGTTCCCAATCACACATCTCTTTCATCTCATCAAAACTTTTTTGTGCTAAAGTTTCGTTATGCCCACTTCTATATTCAAATCTAGAGTTGTTTAGTAACTCAATATAACTTTTACCGTTCCACGCTTGTAACATATTTCTATAAACATGTATTGCTTCTTTACTTATATCATACATTATTAAATTTTCAGGATTTAGTTTCATCTTCTGCATAACTTTAAAGGGGTGGAAGGCAGAAGCAATAGATATAAAAGTATCTATTTTATCGTGTAATCTATGTTCAGCAATATACTCTGTTTCAGTAGAAAAGAAACCATGGTGATATTCTTTTGCGTTGATAGATAATGATTTCATTAAACACTTCATAGTATCACCGTGATATGTAAACCATTTTAATTTTCGTAATTCTGTAAATGGACTAACCCCATAACCTGCTTTTAATAATTCAGATACCATGTAACCACCTGGTTCAACATTAACAATGTCAGGCATCTTATCCTCTTTCATTCTAATCCAATGGGGAGTATAATTATCGTGAAAGTTTGTAGGTGCTCTTTCTATAGTAACTACATCTAAATTGCCTGAGAAATACTCTGGTGAACTTGCTAATTTCCATGCTTTTAAATTTAAAAAGAAACATTGCTCATGTACAAAATAATAATCAGGACCTGCATCTAATATGTGTCCCATTAACGCAATATTATTGTCAATCATCTTTTGCAAATTTTCAAAGAAGAATGAAGTATTCATAAATGTGCCATTTTTCATAACAACTAATAAATCATAATCTTTTTGATATGCTTCTTCTATTGCAGTATCTATTTCTGCTTCTTTATAGAAACCTAATATATCACATTTTCTTTTATAAAAATTATATAAAGTATTTTCTGTGTATGTTTCCACAATATACTTTACTAAATCATGCTTGATTATATTTCTATCATCAATAACAGCAAACGCAATAGTTTTTTCTATAACTCTAGGACTACCTTTAAGTGCTTTGTTCTTGTAACTTAGAATGTTCATAATACTTTTCAAAACTCCTCACAAATAACTCTGCAAAATCATAATCATATTCAGCGTGTGCTATGATATGAATTCTATTTTCTTTTGAGTTATTGTATGCATGATGATATTCATCATTATTAAATAAATAAACCTCTAGGGGGTTAAATGGCACAACACCATTACTCAAATGTTCTAATGCACAATCTTTTGGTTGTGTTATACATATATTTAGGGCAGAAAAAATACTCTCTTTTTTCTTCTCTGTATATGGTTTACCATGTGGAGTATCACTATGTTCTAGTATATACCCACCTGGTCTTAGTAACATATATCTTAATCTTCTGTAGTTTTTCAAAGGCATATCTTTCTTAAAAAATTCTACAGTTTTAGGTGCATAATTTACAATATCAGTCCAACACCATCTTATTTTACTATCACTATCACTTTCATACCCGTACTGTTTACCACTCATTGTTTTAAAAAACATACCATCGATACCATGTATACAAGTAGATTCCCAACCCTTATGTTTTTTACCTCTATGAGGAACAAAAAACTTTTCATCATAAACATGTTGTGCTTCAGTAATTGCTTCTTTAGGTAATTGTATATCTAATTTTAAGTTATATAGATAATTGTATTTTAAAATATCATCTGCTTCTTGTAGATAATTTCTCATTTCTTTTTTCCAACTATTAAAAATCTAGAATAATTTTCAAAACAATATTCTGAAACACTACACTCTGAAAAGTGGTGTTTAAATCTGTTTACAAAATCGTGTGTATCTTTAGAACAATTAATGTGGTCTGTATCAGGTTTATCTGTACTTTGTAAAACACAAATAACATCTTTTCGTGTGCTGTCTAACCATCTGTTAATAACATCATCTTGCATATGCTCACAGGAAGTGTTTATAATTATATCAAATCCTTGTTGTGAAAAATCTACATCATCTATATTTCTTGTCATAAATCGCAAATTCTTATCGTCAGAAAACATCATACGACCTATTTTCTTTGCAGTATCGTCTACATCATAACATCTAATTTCTGTTATGAGTTTACATTTAAAATGTTCTTTTAAGAGATGTGACAAGTATCCATACCAAGAACCTAATATTGCAACATCAATATATCTTTTTGTGTATGAATCAGGCGTGTGTCTATTCAGTTGCTCTATTAACCATTCTTTACTAATTCTTTGAGATGTGCTAAAACAATGCAACAAGTCTATCGCCCTATTAGGATATTTTTTAATAATTTTTTTTGCTCTGTCAGCAAAGGTTGTGTCTATCTTTATATCTACCATTATATAATACTATTGCCTTCTCAGAAAAGTTTTCACTTTTCCAACTAATAATTTTTTCATTACTAAAGTATTTATAATCAATATTTTCATTGTAAATGTAACGGTCAATACCTTTATAAATTCTCATGTAGGTATTACAGTTCTTTATGAAGTTATTATATATGTCATAGTGATTAGACCATCGCATAATAGAACTATTAACAAATGTGTTAGATGTAATCTTAAACTTTAGGTCTTCTTTATTATTTTTCCATGCTCTAGAATCTATAACTGTAAAGTCTGTAAAATCTTCTGTTAAAAAGTTTACACTATCTGTAATATTAATATCTAAATCAAAGTATAAACTATCACCAGAAAACTGTAGAAGTGAAAGTTTATTCCAAACATGTGGTAAATTATTTTCTATTTTTATATCATATTCTTTTTCAGGTGCGTCTGTATAACAAATGAAGTTATGGTCCACAGTAAGATATTTTGATAGTTTACTTTTTAAGTCCTCTACAAAATGTCTATCATATTTTGTGCCCCATTTTAAACAATATACATTTATCACGATATCAATTTCTTTCTTAAATTCTTATTACTAGAACAAAACTGTTTACACGATAAAGACGGCGTATCGTCCCAAGATAACTGTAGATATTTTAAAAACTGAGAGTCAGTTAATATATTACTTAAACTATTTTGTATTGCATTATTTTCTTTACTATTATAAAACTCCATAATACTATCTTCACATTCATTGAATCTTATTTTCATATATGCACCACCAAGATAACAACAAGGGTGAACATTACCATAATGGTCTAAAAAGAATTCATTATCTTTTTTTGCTTTACATTTTACATCACCAGACATTTCATATTCAGGTGTTTCTTCAGGTTCTTGTAAATGATATTTTTTATTTCTATGGGTAAACTTAAATTCTTCTCTATGAAATCTTTGCGTTTTGATTGCAACAAATTCTTGAAAACCTAATTTTTTAGATATCTTTTTTGCAACATTTACTTCGTGCATATTGTGTTTGAATATAATAAATTGCCATCTTGCGTAACCACCATAGTTTAAAAACACTCTAGCATTTGCAAGTATTTTTTTATAGTCAGTATTAATACGATAATACGAATGAGTTTTTTGTAAACCATCTAAGGCAAAAGTAACTCTATGGTCTATACCTTTTAAACTAGATGCTAAACGAGAAAAATATGTAAGATTTTTTAGACTACCATTTGTAGCAATGTCTATTCTTTTTACATTTGGTTTGAGATATTGAATAATAGATAATAAATCTGAACTAGCACAAGGGTCAGATATATTGCCACAAAAATTAACACGACCAAGATTGAAACGCTCAAAAAATTCGTCATCAAATATGTTTTTAATGTCGTCTAGTTTTAATTGTGTTTTATTGAATGTAGGTACAGTTTTTAATTTACCATTTTCAATGTATTGTCTTCCACACATTGAACACATTGCATTACAAATATCAGATAACTCTATGTGAACATTCACATCTTTTTTATACATTACAAAAAATTATATTTTTATATTTTACCTATTACTCTAGCGTATGCGATTAAAACATCAATTGGTTCTTCTGCTTTTCTAATTAATGCCTTTGCATCTTGATTTTTAGAATCTTTTACACTCTCTTTTTCAAAGATACGAAGTTTCATACGAAACATTAACTCTTGCATTTGTTTATCATCTTTATCCCAATCAAAAACAAATTTAATCATTCTATGATTTACAATTTTGTCAACACTTTTAGGATCCCAGTCTGTAGGTTCTGCTAATGCCCATTTCTTAACAAGTTTTTTTAAATTTTCTGTATATACTTCTAATCTCTTTTGTGTATGTTCTTCTATCTCTTCTATAGTTAATTCTTTCATTAACTCTTGATAGTAATAATCATCTGGGTCTACAACTAAATGATGCTCTACTGCTACATCTTTACCTTTGTCGTTAGTCCCTTTGTAAATAGCACAAATGGTACTTTTTTCATTATTAGTGAAGTACGCTTCAATTAATTTATCTTTAAATTCTGCCATTATATCTCCTATTATGCCTTAGTAATTTTTAAGTTGTGTGTAGCAGCAGTTGATGGTGAACCATTTGGAAACTCCTGTGCCCTATAATCATCATCTACTTGCCTTGTTTGACGGTTACCAGAACCATCTAGAATTGTGTTTACCATTCCTGTTCCTCTGTTAGTACCAGAACCATTTACATTATAAGATATTTGATGTGTGTTTGTACTTTCAGAAGCAGTTTCTCTTATCCACTCTGTTAAATATCCTTGCCAATCTGACAATGCAAATGATTGTAAGTTGCCGTCACTATTAATAAACAATGGACAACCATTATCTTGTGTAAGATTTGGTTCAGTACCTTGGTCTACTTTAAACAAGTAATACTGTGTTATTGTTTCTGGTTGGTCAGAAGTTTCTGGTATACTACCAGCAGCATATTCACTTACATCTGCTCTTGTATCTATGAATATTGGATTAGATGAAACTAATGTACAATTACTTAAAGTTGTTGCGGATGCAACTGTATATGTTCCACCTTGATTTTCTCTGTCAGAAAATGCTGATACTAATAAGTCAATTGCAGGGTGTAAAAATGTATCGTTAACATCTGTTTGATTCATTGCCTGAATATTTCCACCTGATGTTAGGTAAACTGGCCAAAGTCTTCCACCATCTGCTGTTGGTGAAACACTTGCGTTTGTTTGTGTCATTCTTTGATAAGAAACTGTTACTGTTTGAGGTTCTTCTGTTGTACTTTCATTTGGAAATGCTGTTGTGCTTGTTGATGTTGCACCTGCAGATTTTCTTGTATCTGTAAACGCACTTGATAATGTACCACCTGCGATTGTTCCTGCTACTGCCAAAGTAACTGAAGGGTTACCTGCATAAGCATAAATACAATATAGTTTACTTAATGCAATCTCATCATCTGTCATTCTTCGAGGATTATTAACGGTTGAATCATATATTAATGGTACTCTTGCTGTCATATCAATTTTCTCCTATGAACCTGGTGTAAATATTGTTTTTACAACGGTTGAACCGTCTGATGCCAAAATGTTTATTGTAACTAGAGATGCCATTTTACTAGATGTAACTGCTGTTGATGCCAACTTACCATTTGTAACTTGTAAATCAGCAACATCTGCTGTTTGTATGGTGTCATCTGTTATATTATCAGTTGTTATTCTTGTTGTCATTTTATCTCCTAATACTATTTATACTATTTATAATTAAGAACCTATAATTTCTCGGATATTAACTATTACACCATCGGCGGGTGCAGTTGTAAATGTTAATGTAGTTCCTGATACAGCATAATCGTCAGTTGGTTGTTGAACAACACCATTCTCAGTTACGATTACTGATGCTGTAGATTGACCACTTGTAACTGTGAAACCTGTTGTTGAACCATCACCTGTAGATTTTCTATTGTTAAATGTAACACTAGAAATACCACCAATGTCTGATAACACTTGTGTACCTGTTCTATATTTTATAGTGCCACTATCACTAACTAAAAATTTATCTGTGTCTGAACCAGCAGCAGATATACTACCTAGTGCAATTGCAACAGTTAATGAATCATCTGTAGGTGATACTGTCGCACTTATTCCTGAACCACTTTTTAATCTAAAAGTGTGACCAGTAGATATAGTTGCCTCTGTAGATGAATCATCACCAATAACAAAAGTTGCACTTGCATTTGAAGCAGCATTTACTGCTTCTACTAAGTCTGATGCACCTGTTACACTTAGATTACTAATATCACCTAAATCAGATGCCAAACTGTTAAAGGTGGTTCTAAATGTTTCGACTGTATCTGTGGTTCCTACGCTTCTATCTGCCATTATTTTTTACCTACAAAATCTGTTATTAATTTTTTAATATCGTATAATTCTTTCTTAATGTTATTTATTTCTCTTACAGCACCCCTAATTTCATCTCTATTTTTTTGCATTGCTTTTTTTCTTGCCATATACTTTTCATACTCAGTTTTATTTGTATTAATTATAGCATTAGAATATTCATCTCTTACTAAATTATTAAAACCTTCCACTTTTATTAACTTACTCATTATACCGCCAATGCAATTGCCCTAAAGTCTTTAATTCTAACAGGATATGATGATACTGTTCCTTTCATAACCAATTTAATTTGAAATGATGAGAACTCTGGTAAATCACTTACTGAGAATTTATGTTCGTTAAATGATGAATCTTGAACATTGTTTCCTTCAGAAGGCGTAACAGCAGTATCAGGTGCACCTGTTGAATTGAATGCTGTATATCCAATATCTTTTAATTGTCTTACTTCTTCACCACCACTTGTTCTAAAATATGCCTCTATAGTACCAGTCACTCTTACTGATGCGTCAACTCTAATTTCTAGAGCGGTAGATGCATTTGCAAGATTAACAGGTCTTGTTAGATATGTTGATGATGCAGAACCACCCTCATTGTCTGTATCTTCTCTAAAGTTTACTGTGTTAGTAATCTTTGCAACAACTTTATCATTTGATGCTGGTGCAGTTGCAAGAGTTAATGTTGTACTTGATACTGTATAATCGTCAATTGGTTCTAATAAGTTGCCATTCTTCTTAACTTGCATAATATGAGCACTTGATGGTGTTGCACCTAAAGTAAATGCAGTTGTTGAACCATCGCCTGTAAATGTACTAGTTGAACTCACACTTGGATTACTTACTCTGTTTTGAATTGTAAATGCAGTTAATCTCTTAACATCAATTACAGGAGACATATTGTCTGATGTACTATTCATTGTTATGTTTGTAAGTAATGTTTTAAAGTTTGTGGTTGCAGACATTTCATTTGTTTGATTGATTGCAGATGCCACTAGTTTAGGTTCTGTAAAATAAATATTTTTACTTAAAACTACTGTCTTTGCGTTATCAGAAGATGCTAGACTAAATGGTGTTTCAGAACCGTGTAATGATTTACCAGTTGTAGTTCTAATAGATGTTGAAAGTGTTGTATCTGGGTGTACAATATGACCAATTTGTAATTGTAATACATCATACAATCTATTTTGTGTAGCAGTAACACTTGTGCCACCTACTTCACTTGTAGCATTTGCAGTACCACCAGTTGTAATATCATAACTATCAAAAGTCATATTAGATATACTTGTATATGTACCATTTATATCACTATTAGAAATATTATTGTATGTGCCAGAAGCAACATTTGCGATTGTTACATTATCTGATGTAGATAACATACCGTGATTAGGATGTTTAACTCTAATAAGACCAGTGCCATTAAATGTTGTTAATGGATTAGTTGCAAGTGTTTTTGTTGTTAAATCTTTATTTGCAAGAGTCACAACACCGTTTGTTCCTGTTGTAAACTTACATCTGTTCAGTTTAAACTTCATATCTTCCATTTGAAATGGTGTCCAAGTTCTATAGTTACTTGATTTAAATAAAATGCCTAAATCAGGTATTTTTGAAACTATTCTTGAACTATCTAAAGTCTTTTCACCTAATTTACAAATGTATGCTGTATAATCAAATGAGTCTGAATATAAAATAACGCAATACTCTGTATCTTCGTGTAAATAAACTGGTGAAGGAAATGTAAAAGTTGTTCCAGCAGTTCCGTCTGTGCTTATATTCACCTCTGAAGGATTTAAATATTTAACTGAGAACGGTAAAACTTCTTGACCTGGATAACCATTAATCATATTTCTAATTTCTGCTCTTACAGGTATTGTTGAAGACTTAGTTGCAAAGAAAACTTCAACACTTGATACGAACACTCCATTATCCTCATCTACCATAAATGACTGAGCAAGTGGGTCACCACCGCCGCCTCCTCCTCCTCCTCCTCCGCCGAATTGTATCGGTTGAGGTCTTGGTCGTGCAGAAACAGATTGTCTTACTGTCGTTCTATTACTTGTTACATTTGTTCTTATTGTTTGTAATTCTCTTGTTGATGTGAACACACTTCTAACTGTTTCTTGCAAACCTTTTGCCACATAATCTGCTTCAGCAGATGTAGCAGCATCAGTTTTATCGGTTGAATTAGTAGATGATGCAGTTAGTCTGAAAACTCTCTTACCTGTTCTCCATCTAGGATTAGAATCTACATTTGGGTCTGGTATTGCAAAAGTACCTGTTGCAAGACCATTTGCATCTGTAACGATACTACCTCCTAATGAACCTCCAGTAGGTGTTACATTTCCATTAACATCTACATTATCGAAGAAAGCATAAACTCTAGTGTTTGGTCTCATACCTCTTGCAGTAAATCCAACATCTCTACTTCTAATAAATGGTATAAAGTTAACACCAACAACTCTATCACCTAGATTTTGTGTTACTGTTAATGCAACAGCGTTTGTACGAATACCTGTTCTTGTTTGTCCTATTGTCGTTTGACTTATAGTATTCCAACCAGAGTTGAAAGTTCTTGTTTGTCCAGTCCACGCAGTCTGCCATTCATTCCATTCTGTACCCAAGGGTATATCTGAAATATTAGGATTTGTTATACCTCTATTAAATGCAAAGTTATCAAAAGAACCTCTAACATTAACTGTTAAATCTGGTATTCTTACTATATCTTTCCATTCATCAATAGGTGGGTCTAATTCTATTTGACCAATCCAATTGAATACAGCATACGGATTTAAATTTTCTGTAGCAGTTGCATAAGGAACTTCTACTAAAGTTTCCTCTGTATATGGTAATGTAATTAAGTCACCAGTTTTTTGATACCCAGCAGCAGTTCTATCTGCTTCTACTATCGCAGTACCATCATCATCTACTTCTTCTAATTCAACAGCATCAGAGAAATATAATCCTCTACCCTCTCCGTTTGCCCTATCTACAGCAAATTTGTAATCTTTATTTGAAACATCGCCAACATTGTGACCAGAGAAATTGTCTACAACAAAACCATTTTTAAATCTGTCAAAACCATCAGCGTCTTGTACTTGTAATGATTTAGAGTCTGCTTCTAATAATGATAATTGAGTATAGTATTCAACATTCTGAACTCTTCTTTCAATTTCACCAATATCTCTCATTGTAAATCTTTTCGTATCTTCTTGAGTCAGATTTACATCTTGTGTTCTGAGTGTATATGAAGGTAAATCTATTCTTGCAAGATATAAATGACCATCTAGATTTGAAGGTGGTTCAGGTATTAATGCAGAAGCACCTTTTGAAATTTTAAAATCACCTTGTCTTGTTAAGAATAGTTTATCTATTCTAGGTAAATAATACTCAAAGTCTGTAGTAATGTCAGAATTAAACTCTACAACATCAGCGTCAGAAGCACCAGTACCGTCATATGTTCTATCAACATTACCAGAATTAATTGTACTTGCATCATCTACTCTTGGTCTAAAATCTAAACAATCTCTTAACTCTAATATTTCACCATCAATTGGAGATGTGTATGATGGTATATCTTCGTAATCAATAACACCAGCATAACTGTCTACATCAAAGTAATCACCAGAACCGTGTGAGAAATAATCAAATTGTATTAACAATCTACCTGATGGTATTAACTTACCAGGTTTTAATTTAATTCTACCAATATCATAGTAGTTATCTCTTTGACCATTATCTAATTCAAATCTATCTGTAATGTCTGTATGACTTGAAGTGGCAGCAGTATCGAAATCAGGTGCCATATAAATTGAATCTAAATTATAGATATCTGCTTTTCCTAATCCAATGATACCACTCTCTATTGTTGCCTGAGTGGAAACAGCAAGTGTTTCATTTGAATTTAATGTTTTTGCTTTATTTTGTGCAACACTTCTAGAAACAGTCGCAAGTATTTTTACTTTGTGACCATTAAAGTTTGCACCAAAATCAAGTGTTAGTGTTCTACCCGTTGGTGAACCTGAAAGAGTAAATATTGCGTCACCCTCATGGTTATTACCTGATAGATTTAAAACATCTCCAACAGCACCAGTTCCTCCAGAACCAGTTGACATTATTGTGACTGAGAAATCATCATTGTTTAATGAGGCAAAAGTTTCGTTTGTTCCTGTTGTGATTGATAAATCACCATTAGATGATAAAGTGCCTGTAAAGTTTCTTCTTACATTAAAGTTTGTATCTGTGACTAAACCATTGTCAGTTGTTTTTAATGTTTTAATTGTTGTGTATGGTAATTTAAATATATTTCTATTGTTTTCAGGATTTTGTAATTTACCTCTTTGTCTAGTAATAATTTTAGCAGTAGATACATCTGAACTACCTACAGCACTTTGTAATGTAAGAGATGTATTAGAATCTATAAATTTAATTAAACCTGTTACCGTATCGCCAGCATTATTAACAAATGTGATTTGGTCATCTATTCTTAATTCAGTTGTAAAGTTTGTACCAGAACCTGTAATTGTAGCAGAACTGTTTGCAACTGTTATATTTCCAGATAACTCTGTATTCTCTCCATATGTAGAAGTTAAATCAGCGTCAGCAGTATAAGCAGGTGAACCTGCCATTGATAGTTGTTTGACTTCACTTACCTCAGAAGTTTTAACTGCCTTAAATCCATATCTGTCTGATTGAATTGTTCCAGTTACATTTGATGATGCACCATTTATTACTTCTCCTGCTTCAAAGAACCCTTGTACATTTGTAAGCATTATGGTTGTTGCAGTTGATGTAGGACCAGATGTAAATGCAGTCACATTAACAGCATCTGTACCAGCGGCGTTATATAATTCGAAAGTGTTTGTTGTTGTATTTTTTACTGTGTATATTGTATCAGTAGAAACAGCAGAACTATCTACTTGATAGTTACCACCAGATAATGTAATTTGTTGACCATCTACATAACCGTGATTTGCAAGTGTTACAACTGCTGCTGAAAATGCACCTTCAATATCTGTACCTGATGCAGTAATCGAAGTAACTGCTGTACTCTTTGTAGCAGTTACAGAAGTAACAATACCAGTACCAGCGTTTGATGCACCAGTTACTTTTTCACCAGTTGTAAATGATACTGATGTTGGTATACTAAGTCTTGTAAACATCTCTATATCAAATAGATAATGTCTAAAGATTGTGGTTGAATTGCTTGTAAATATATCGTTAGTTTCAGAACCAGCAACATATTCAAAACCTCTAGATTTTGCTCTACCTATTTGAGGAACATTTGTTCCTATAGATGTTAGTGCTGTGCCTCTTACAGCAGTTTTTGTATCAAATAAACTTACTGCTTTAAATGCCTCTACATCACCAGATACAAATGTAATATCTGGTTGACCAAAAACATTATTTACATTAACAAAGTTTTTAAGATTGTATCTTGTTTTGTGATTATTTTCTGAATCAAAATCTCTTGCCTTTTCCACATCAACAAATGTAGTGCCGATACTATCTATTTCATATCCTTGTACATATGCCTTAAATGGGTCAACACCTATTGTTAACTTTGTAGAATCACCACCATTGCCTGATGTGTAAATACCTCTATTATTACCACTAGATAAATGTTCTCTTACTTCTAACTTTAATGGTTCTAATGTATAGTGACCAGACTCGTCAAATGTTCTTCTTGCTAAGTTATCTTCTAATACAGCATACTCTGTACTTCTAACTAACTTTTTTGTTCTACCATTTACAACCCTTGCAATCTCGATAAAACTACCATCATCTGTATCTGATAATGTTTTCTTTGCAAGTGTTAATTCTATTTTAAATCTATGGGCACCAGGCGCTGATTCATTTGATGAACCAGTTGCATTATCATTTAATGAACTGTCGTCACTAGCAGTTACAAAACTTTCTGCAATTGTAAAACCTATTCTATAACTTGCTGTGTTTGTGTACTTATCTAATACGATTGTTTCAGTAGTATTTCTAACAAAAAAACCATCTACATAATATGTTCCTGCTTGAACTTGTGCTGCTGAACCTATATGTGTTGTTGCAACCACAGCAGTTGGTGCACCACTAGCATCTGAAGTTATAGTTTCACCATCATCAAATACTGTCTTTACATTATCAGTACCAGATTTTGTATATCTAATATAAAGTGTGTCTGGGTCTGTGCCATCAGTAACATCAACTTTAGTTACAAATCCTACAACACCTGATGTTCCTCCAGTTACATTTGAATTCAAATATGTACTTAAACTAGAGGCAGATTTAGATGTTAATTTTACTGCGTGAAAATCAGTATCAATAGAAACTTGTCCTGGTAATACCATTGCACCTTGTTGAAATACATGGTTTCCAAATTTCTCAATTTGATTTTGTAATATTGATTGTGATTGAGTTAGTTCTCTTGCCTGAACAGCAAACGCTGGTCTAAACAAAATTCTATGAAAGTTTTTACTTTCTGAAAAATCATCATAATATGGTGATACATTAAAATCGGTCGATGCTGGCATTCTTTATCCTTTAAAATTCAACGATTAATTTAACATTTTCTGTCTGGTCACTCGCTCTTGTTATTGGTGTTCTATTTTCTAGATATATGATATCTCCTGAGTCGGCGTCTAACTCTGCTGTTGAGTATCCATTTGTAAATGAAACATTGTTTACTGTACTGTCTGAATCAGCATCAGGTGTTCCTGTCGCAGAAGAACTTTGTCCAGTAACAACATTTGTACCACTAAACGCAGTTAGATTACCATTTGTATCAACACCTTCATCATTAAATCTAGTTTGTATATAATATAAAATTCTGTTTGAACTATCCCACTCTACAACTTTACCTACGGCACCTGTTGATGCTTGATTAATCTCTTCGTCTGCTGTAAATGTTCCAGGTGTTGGTGAAGAAGCAAATCTTATTGCTTTTGTTGCCCTTAATGTGTTTGCTGAGGCAGCACTACCACCAGATTGTGGATCTCTTAATAAGAATATTTTTCTAAAATCATTTGCAACTGTAAAATCGCCACTATTTGATGCTTCTGAACCAGTAAATGTTGTATTTAACATAACAAAGAAAGCACCTAATTCTTCTAAAGCATTTTTACCGTGTCCACCTTTTGGTTCAATGATGCAATCTAACTCTGCACCACTTAGTGAACCACCACCAGCACTATTAATATCGGCAAGTCTTATATAACCAAAAGTATATCCAGAACCCACATTTGTTACAGTTATAGCAGATATCGCACCAGACGATATAGTAACAGTTACTTCTCCTGAAGAACCATCTCCTCTTATTGCAACACCTGTATGTGAACCATTTGTACCACCAGAACCTGCACTTTTAATTTTAACTATGTTGATTGCACCATCAACAGCAGCAGATGATACAGTTGAGTTTGTTGCAACACCCATAAAATCTGTTGATAAGAAATTTGATTGTTGAGCAGCAGATAATGTATACATATATTTCCATTTGTATCCATCACCAGTTGTTAAAATAGATGTTGAAGTGCCAGTTGGTTCTACTGTCGAGGCAGCATCACCATTGTTGTCTAAAACTTTATAAACATTATATGCACTAGACACTACATAAAAAGTTGAATCAAGTAAAGCAGTTGCACCACTATTTGCTGATTGTGTAGTTGTAGTTCCTGTTACCCTTGCACCATAGTCGTGTCTATAGTAATCATAAACTGTACCTGTTGTCCAATCTCTTCTTGGTACAACTTGTTGGATATCTGAAGAAGTAATTTTCTTAGCAGCAAGAGCATCATCAAAAGTAAAGAACTCATTTGCGATACTATCCTCAGGTGTTAATGGGGCAGTATCAGTTCCTTGATTTTCTGTTCTTAAATCACCTCTTGTCTGAGTAGCGTGTGCCTGAGGTTTACCTATTCCTAAATAGTAGATATTTGGACTAGACTCAGTAAAACTCTCCAGAAACTGTTCTGCATTGTTTATTCTAAATTTGTTTGTAATAATTGCTGGCATTTTTTATTCCTCGATACTATTTATATACTTTTTATAACTCTCTTATAACAATCTTGACACCACTTGCAGGTGCTGTGCCAAATGTTAATGTTGTTCCTGATATTGTGTAATCTGCTGTAGGTTGTTGACACACACCATTTTCGAATACTAGTGTGTTATGCACAGTTTGCCCATTTGAACAAGAAAATGCTGTAGTTGAACCATCACCTGTTGCTGTTCTTGTGTTAGTTGTTAACTGACTTATACCTATTGTTTTATTGGATAATCCTTGTGAACCTGTTAATGTTACTACATCGCTGTTGATTGATATATCAATTCTATTGTTAGTTATTGCAGTTGTAATACCACTTGCACCAACGATATCAAAAGTACCACCTAATGCTATATCTCTCGTACTAGATGATTCGTCACCAAATGTTATAGATGAATTTGCTAAATTAGCATTTGTTATACTTGCTGAACCTGATAAGTTAGAATTTGTTAATCCTGTTATAGTATTACTACCAGCAGCGATTGTTTTATTTGTTATAGTATCAGTAGAGTTTTCTGTAACAATAGTTCCATCAGTTTCAAATTTTACTGTTCTAGTTGCAATATCAACAGATGATGTGATACCATCACCACCTTCAAATTTTATATCACTACCTACTGTTAACGCAACAGCAGTTGAATCATCACCAGTAACTGTTAACATTGTGCCTGTAATTGAGTTTGAACCTATCGCAAGTGTTTTATTTGTAAGTGTGTCTGTGGTTGCTCTGCCTACTACCGTATCAGTAGCATTGGGAAATGTCAAAGAGTATAACGCACTACCGTTTCCTAGTTTACTATAAATCTCATTGAAGTTATCATTGATTAAGTCGCCACCATCTCTGAGAACTGTACCTGTTCCATCATTTGCAGTAGAACCTATACCGAGTGTCTGTTTTGCCATTTAAATTTCCCTCTATCTACTTATTTATAAGACTAACCCTTATCGAATTTGATATCATTTTGGTCAAAAGTGGTTCCTGTTTCATCAAAACTATTTCCACTTTGTTGCCATACCTCTGCAGGTATTGTAAAGTTTGTCTTTGCATTTTGTGTAAAATCATCCATCTGCACTAGTTCACCATCAATACTTTGATTTTGTAAACCTGTTAATCTAAGTCCTGCAATATCTTTTAGTTGTATTCTGTTTGCAGTATGAAGTCCTAATAATAATTTATTTAAAGTTTTAAGTGTTCCTGAAACTGGTCTACCATACACAGTTGTATTTGAACGAATAGTTGTCTTTTCTTTCATTCGAAGAATATACTTCAAATCTCTCTTCAATGTTACATCTCGTGTTGTTGGTGTTAAAGTTGTTCCTCTATCAGCAGTTTCTATTTCTTGGTGTGCATTACTTCTTAAACTTGTGCCGTCATCTGTAGTTCCCAATCTTCTTCCTATCATACCAGTATAAATAAAGTCTATCAATCTAAAGATAGGTGTGATTTCTGCACCAGACTGAATACCTGTAACAGGAGTTTTAATTTGAAGATTTAATCTCTGTGAAGTGTTCACCTCACCTTGATAATAAAAACCTGCTGTGTGTATAGTTTTTTGAAAACTATCTCTCCACTCTGTGATAGAACGACCAACTTTTATAACATATGAAAAATCTTGATAGTATAAACTGTCTTGCACTTTCATTGTTGTTTCAGAAATATGTCCATCTTGATTTACATAACTACCAGAAGTGTTTGCAGTTGCACCAACGAGAACTGTCGCAGTTGTTCTATCATTTTTAGTTACAATACCAAATGCACCTGATGTGCCTCCTGTAACACTTATATCTGTGTCGTATGTGCCAGTTGCATTTTTAATTCTTAATATATTTAAAGTTGTATCTATAGATTCTACAGTACCAGTTACTGTTGTAGATGATGAGTCTGAACCTGTAATGGTCTCATCAACAGCAAAAGAACCTGTTATTCCTCTTAGTAAAAGATTTTGTGTAAACCCTAAAGTGGGTGGTGTAGGAGATGTATCATAAGACGCACCGAAATCTGTTATTTTTTCTGAAAGAACTCTTCCTATTTCAGAACCAAAACTTCTAAGTGTTGCATCTGAACCACTTGATGATGTAATTGTTAAAACTGGTAATGTATTATATCCATCACCTGTATTTTTTATTCTTACATCTGTAATATCACCACTTCCTGTTCCTGATTCTTGTACTATTTTATTACCTGTGTATGAATCACCTTGTTGTGTAGCATCTTCTAATACGATATGGTCATCTGTAATTCTATGGTCGGGTTGACTTGAAATTGCAGACTCTAAAGAAATTCCACCATTAACTACAGAAACTTCTGCTGAGGCAGAACCCCCACCTGTTCCTGAATTGTTAAATACAATAGCATCACCTATTGCATAACCTGAACCACCTGCATCCACTACTATATCATCTAAAGAACCATGCCCAACTTCATCAATTTGAATAATAGCACCTTGACCACCTGCATCTGTCACAGCAATTGTATCACCACTTCTATATAAAGCACCATCATTCGTGTTTGTAATCACAGATGGTATGCCTGTAATAGTTGCCTTTACTACAAGTGTATCTTCATCACTTTTTGTTCCTTGAACTGGTTGTCCTACAACAAATGTTCCTGTAACAGAATCTTTCCCTAAAATAAATTCAGTTACTTCATTAGCACCTATTTGAAATTTAAATGCATTTTCTACAACAGCAGTTGCCTGATTTATTGTAGCATCTGAAGAAACATTTGGTTGTGTTATTGTTCTTCCTACTAAATCGGAGGTGTTACCATCAGTAGCAATGCAACGCATTATTAAACTTGTATTCCATTTACCATCAGATACACGCAACATATTATCTCTAGGATAAATTGTTTCTGATTGTTCATTAAATAAAATTCTAAAGAATAATTCGTGTCCTACACTTGTACCTTTTGTTTCATATAAATCTCTAATTCTTTTAATTACATTTCTTTTATTAATACCTGATGCAAGTGCTTCGGGAATGGTTGCTAAAAATTCATCTCTAAACTTTGTTAGATATTGGTCAATAACTTTATCTGGATCCCTAAAACTCAATAACTCTTGAATATTTTGAACTGGGTTTGGTTTATAACTTTTTATTACTGCCTGGGCACCAGATGTTGCACCAGTTATTGTTTCTCCTATTTGAAATTTATCATCAAATATTACGAATACTCTGTCTTTTCCTAAATCATCAGCAATTATAGTTGTAGTTGCATTTGATGTAGAACCTGTAATTATCTCACCATTTGTAAACTTACCATAAGTAGAACTTTCAAGTAATATCTTATCACCACTATTACTAACTGTTCTAGAATTTTGTATAGAAGTACCATCTAATAATATATTGAATTCTAAACCTGTTTCTGTTTCTTGAGTTATACCATCAGTCAATTGAATAGTTTCTAAACCCATTTCAGCACTTTCTAAGAATACAAAATACTCTCTTAAAAATTCTACAAATTGAGGATGTTCAGATAGAACAAACTCTGGTACCTGTCTAGGTATATGTGTGGATATTTTTCTTGTAAGTTTTGCCATTAGTAAGTAGTCGCAGTATTTGTATATGAGGATGTAGTTGTGTAACCAACGCCAGCATCAGATGAACCACCTTCATAAGTATCTTCTTCTACACTAACAGTTGAGTTTGCAATATCAATATCTAAAACTTGTCCTCTTACAGGTGCAATATCATTTGCTTCAGGTGTTGTTGTTATTTCAATAACAGTTGAAGATGCACCTCTAATATTTTCTACACTTGCAATATTTAATGAATTGATTGATACAGCACCTGTAGAGTATGTTATTGTACCTTGAGTATTATTTGCATAAGTTCTTACAGAACCTACTAAACTATATCTTCTTATATTACCTGCACCATCATCATCTAGAAAATAAACAGTATCACTATTACCCTCTATTTTAAATCCAGATGTTTCTATTACACCACCAGAACTAGAATTATGACCTGAATGTGGGTTGTATATTGCATTTCTGAAATATATGTTATATGCAGTAGATGTTCCTATAACAGGAGTAAAATTCTTTCTCATTCTAACTGTAGTTGTATTTGATATAATAGAATTATCAGTATCATCTATTAATCCTATTAATTTTGAAAACCTGAAAACACTATCAAATTTTTGTAAATTAGTTGTATTATAATCTGTAATTGTGGTAGTAACATTTGATTTTATAGTTTCGTCAGTTAATGATGTTTTAGTTTTATTATATTTTACAGTACAAGTTAATAATAATGCTGTTGTTTCTGCATCAATGATTTCTGGTTTAACAGAAGCAACATTGAAAGTTTTTAAACTTGCAATAATACTTTGTTTTGTTGCTGTTGTTAATGATGAACCTGATTTAGGTTTAATTGCAATTTTTACTTTACCATAAACGGGAGTTTCATCATCTTCACCACCCCATGCAACAACTGAAGAAGCATTTGGATATAATTCTATAACTTTTGTTTCATAATCAGATGTTGTAACTGCTCTGTTTTGTGCTGAGTATTGTAAAGGTGCGTTGAATTTTATAGACTCTTTTGTTTGCTCATCAGAACCACCTTGAGCGTTTGAAACAGTTGCAACTGTAACATCTGAATAACTATCAATAGAACCACTTAATGTAAATGCACTTGCACCATTTGATTCTTCTCTATTACAAACCACATATTGTAACTGTACAATATTACCAGTTTCTAATGCCTTACCAACAACGCCATCTCCAAATGTTACCTCAAATTTACCATCTTCACCTTCTTGTAAAAAATAAACTTCAGAGGTATTTGATAATGTCTGAAAACTAGTTGCCAGAGAATAAATTGTAGTTGTGGTATCTGTAGATGAATTTTGTATTGTAACTGTTAATGTTGTAGTATCAGCATCAGCACTAGGTATAATAAATTTTTGGTCTGGGTCTGTAGTGTTTGCTGTGTAATTAAAAGAAGCAAGTGTGCCTTCATATATACTCACATTTGAAAATTTGTAAACACCAGCAGATGGTTGCATAACTACTTCTTCATTAGTTACAAATTGATATTCTGAACCACTTACAGTTGTTGTAAAAACAGTTCCCTTATCCATTGTAAGTGAAGATGTTCCTCCTACAACATTATTGACTGTTATATCTATTTGTGCTAATGCTGCTCTTGGTGATGTAGGTGTGTATCCTAATCCCTTTGCAATTGATACTATATTTTTTCTAACATCTGCACTATCAATGTACATTTCATTTGCCAACATATTGGCATTGAAGGCAAGATAATGTGTATTGTATGCTAATATGTCTAATAAAACTGCCATACCAGAACCTTCAAAATCGTAATCTGAAAATTCTGATTGTTTTGATAGAAAAACTTTAAGATTGGTCTTTATGTTATCAAAATCTAATTCTGATACTTCTAATTTTCTCATTTATCGTAACCTCTCTAAATATGACTCAACTACTTGTATTTGTGGAACACCAATTACATAAAAACTAATTTGTAAACCATATCTATTTCTATCGATATCTGGTTGTGCAACTATTTGAACCAGTCTTGCTCTTGGTTCAAAATTCACTAAAACTTCTTGTACTTTTCTTTGCAAATTTAATGCAATCAATGGTGTCATTGGTTCAAATAACATTGCCCGAACATTAGAACCTAATTCTGGATGAAAAGGTCTTTCGTAATGAGATGTGTTAATTAAATTTCTAACACTTCTTTTTACTGCCTCAGCGTCTTCTAATTTATTTACATCATTTGTAACGACATTACGACCAAAATCAAGGTCCAAATCCTTATAAATTCTGGTAGTTCTTTGCGATTTATTTGTGTTAGTTGCATCATAGTTTGCCATAATATCTATATTTATACACTAACCTGCAAAAACATTAGGAGAACCTTGAGCAACACTAGTACAATTTGTAACAGAGTCACCAACTCTGCCACATCCTTTACCATTTACAAATACTGTAGTAGAACCTACTGTGATTGGAGCGGCGTGACTAGGGCAAGGTATTCCTGGTAATAAATGACTTGTATTATTATCTCCTTGACGACTTACTTTAATATTATTGGCAAAAACATCAGGTGAACCCTCTGCTCTTGCAGGTGCTGAACAATGTGTAACATCTGCATCACCTATCCTCGTAACTGCTGGCATTCTCTCTCCCCTAACTCATGTAATTTGTCAGTAAATGTTGAAATTAACTTATGGTCTTCTTCTGAATGTGGTGATTCGGGATAATCTGGCACAAATTTGATAATTGCGCCTATTTTTTCTGGAATATCGTCAAAATTAGTGTAAGTACGCAGTTCACCCTTAATTAGTATTTGAAATTCACCATTCATACCATTATTTAGTTGACTTTTAATGTGAATATGTTACAATATTCTTTTAACTGATTCGAAAGGATATATTATGATAGGAAAAACACTTTTTATCTTCGGAATGGGCATAATCTTCGTAGGTGTGTCATTTGAAGACATTTCAGTTTCATTTTTTGTGTCTGCTGTTGGTATTTTCAATATGTGGGTAGGAACTGCAATAATGATAAAAGATAAATCAGAATGGATTGACGAGGACTTGATAAAATAGTCTAAATAGTGGTATGCGTGGACTACCACTACTAATATTATTGTCATTTTTTATGATAATAACAAATTCTCATCAAATCGAAATATGGAATCAAGATAAAGGACTTCCTAAAGAGGATCCTTGTCGGGATTTTAAAACTGATGTTATGATTTGTCTAAATGAGGGTCCTGATGCCACATATGCCAGGTATGGAAGAGAATATAAGGGTAATTTGCCACGAACTGATATGTTTACTATGTGTAGATTGAAAAAACAAGAATGGTTTCAAGATGAAAAGGGTAAAAAAGACTTATCCTACAAGTGTACATACGAACATCCGCAAAATTTACCCGATATTATCATGTCAACAGGTCCAAGATATCAATGTCCAAGAAATATTCAATGTAAAATTAAATAATGAGGTTTTATTATGTCAAAATCGAACACCGAACTGCTAAAAACACAATTTTTGCAACTTATGGTCATCACAATGGAAGAATGTGGTGAATTAATTCAAGAATGTTCTAAATCCATGCGAAGAAGTGATGAAAATCATCAACCTTTGAAAGATGAAATTGGTGATGTCTACTGTATGATTGAATTATGTAAGGAATATGGCATAATTGACCAAAAAATGCTTGATGAAAGAGTAAAATATAAGAAAAATAAGTTAAAAAAGTGGTCGAATCTTATAAAAGTATAATAGCACCATAACCTACCATACATAAAACAGCAACAACAGCAATACCAATCATACAAGCACTAACAATTTCCATCATTTCTTTTTGTTTTTTCATTTTTTTTGCTCGCATCTCTTTTAGTTTTTCTTTCCTCTCTCTAATTCGTTTTTTTCGCTCATCTAATATGTACTGCCAGGTACCATGCCCAAATCTATGATTAATTAATTGCCCTAATTCGTATAAGTGCTCCTGTGCTAACTTAGCATCAATAACTTCCTGTGCAATATTTTCAGTTGCAAATTGGTCTTTACCTTCTCTTGCTTTAATACAATCATTACTGCCTTGAAATACTTTTTCTACATGACCTACTAATTCACCTATATCCTGTGCTGTTGATATATTTTCTTTTATAAAATCAACTGATTTCTTTACAAGTGCTATACCTGCTAATGCTGTAGTAACTGGTTCCATATTTTCTAGTCCTTAAAAAATAACCTTTTAGGTTGTTCAGGACTATTGACCAGATAATGTGATTCAATCATTTTATCTTTAATTATGGGGTGTTGATATGTTATCGGTACCCATTTAGTAGGTCCCCAAGATACAATGCATGATTTCACAGGATATAATCTGTGTCTAAGTGTAGTCCTCACACTAATATTTAGTTCTTTCTCATATTAGCAAGAGGATTTTCTAGCGCTTTTTGGATTTTATCTGTTATTTCTTCTTGTAACTGTTTCATTTGTGTAGATAATTTTGTAGATAGACTATCCATCTTATCATCTATATCTTTTGACGCAATTTTAATGTCCCTATTAATCTCTCTAGAATCTTCTTTTACTCTAGTTTCTACATCTTCTACGATTGTTTCTATTCTACGAACATCTGATTTTAAATCATTCTTTAATTCTTTTGCTACACTTGCTACAAGATTTACTTCATCTAATATAAGTTTTATTTCACCATTTAACATATCTACTTTTTGATTAGTTAATTCTAATCTCTTATCAAATCCAGAAAGGTCGGGTGCTGTGTAACTTTGTACGGTCTCTTTCATAGTAAGGTAATCTTTATAGAATTCAAACCCTGCCCATAGACCTCCTCCTAATGTAGTTAATGCTGTAATTATGACAAATATTTTTCCACCTTTGAATTTCACTCCTGCAAATTCTACTTCTGCCATTTTTACTCCTTGTATTGACTGTCTATTAATTCACTATGAGCGGCATCTGAACCGCCGAATAAAATATATTGTGCGTAATTACTATCTGATATCGTGGTATCTGGTACGACTGTATTATCAAAAAAGTTAGGGGTATCTTGTAGTAACCTTTGATTTTCGAAAAACGAATTTGCATTCCCAAGAACTTGCATTACCACAAGTGTCTTGATTTGATTAGTCGAGTCATACCTGCCTTTATCTCCCATACTTTTAACAATCTTATTCGCCACTTTTTGTTTTGTCTTTGCAACAATTTTTTCTTTTTTAGTTGGTTCTTCTTTTGCTTCAGTTTCTTCAGTTTCATTCTCTGACTCATTGTTAGCATCGGCAGACACTGGTTCGGGTTCTGATTCATTTTCTGCAACTTCGACTTCATTTTCTCGTTCCTCTTCTACTTCATTTGTCCTTTCTGGTTCTTGTTCTGTTTCTGGTTCTACTTCTGTAACTTCTGTTTCAGTAGGTTGTTCTTGAACATCTGGTTCTACATTTACTTCTGATTGGTCTGGCATATCTACTTCAACTAAATCAAATTCCATTTCCATTTCAGTTTCAACATTCATTTCTATTGTCATAGGACTATCTTGCATATCACCACTACCTATATCGATAACAGGCATATCAAATTCTTCTTGCATAGGCATATCTAAATCAGGTATATCAAATTCTTCAAATTCAATTTCTGTCATTGCCATATCCATATCAGTTTCAACTTCAACTGTAAATGTGTCTATTATATCACCCTCAGGTGTTTGAACATCTACGACAACACTATTGTAATCCATATCAGTATCTAATATATCAGAATGTTCTATTAAATTTAAAATTTCTTCATTTATGAGATTTGTAACTTCCCAGGTAGATGTTAAGAATGGGTCAGAAAATTGTGGACCAAACCAACCTGAGGGATAACCTGCATCAACACCATACAATTGAAAGTTACCTGTTAAAGATTGATACAAATTAGGTTCTATAGTTTGATTATAAGTGTAATCTCTATTACCAGAAAAATCTAATTCAACTTCGTGTTCAAATTGTTGAACTAATTCATTTGTATCAAATAAAGATAATGTTAATTTAAATATATCTCTACAATCTCGATTTTGTGTTATAGTAGCACAGGTTGCTAATACAGCATTACTACCGTGTGAATTTACTGTAACACCATAATCTAAATCAAAACCTGCATTTATCTCAGATATCGACATTTGTGATTGTAAATCTATATCTATATCATATGTACCAGGATTAGTCTTATGACCTGTCTTATATTTACCACTTTGTATGATAGTACCAGAATCTCTATCAAACGAGTCCATATCCTCTATATAATCTTCTGTAGTTATATTCTCTTGAGAATTACATAGGGATACCCAAAAGTAAAAGAGAGAGAATACCAACGATAGTGATAACAGCGTTTTCATTTACTATATCCCTCTCCCGTTTGTAGGTACTTTCTTGGGACCCTCTATAATTGTTACTTTGTTTGTATTGTTTGTTCTGTTCTGATTTTGTTCTACTACTTTCTTCTCGATTTTCTTCTCGACTTTTTTCTTTGTTACTACTACTTTTTTTTTAATTGCATAATGTACACTTTTTTCAGGTATCTTATCTGTATTTTTTGCCCATGCCTTCTTTGCATCATCTCCTATTTTACCCTCATATGGGCAAGGCGTTCCTGCACTCATCATTGCATCAAAAACTCTAGCATCTTGGCATAGCATTGATATCGCCGCTACCTTCATACCCATACCATATAATGACCTTGATAATTTGATT